ACGTATGGCGGCCAGCGGCGAGATTGAGAAGTCGACGATTGTTGAGTCGACAACCAATAAGGTCAGGACTCAAGCTGTTGGGATCGCTGGATTGGTGTTCAAGTCGGAAGATGTAAATCTGTTGGATTTGCCCGTCCCTGAAGTGCCGCAGACTCCGCCGACCTGGAACCCGCCAGAGGAGCAGACAGCTTTCCAAGAGCCTGCATGGACGAAGAAGGTGGAATACGTGAATGTCGTTCCTTCTGGATTCAGTGCTCTATTTGACATCAATTTTAATTCGATGTGGACGCCAATGCTGCTCAGCATGGTTTGGATTACTTGGTTAGTTGTCGGAGTATTGGCTGCTATCTTGCAAATCGTTGCCTACGCTTCCACAGTTGGGGTTTCCGGTTCTACAACTGACCGGAACATTGCCATTGGTACTGGATTCCTCATCATTCTCGGCGGAACTGTGGTTATCCGCGTTGCGCTTGAAACCATTGCTGTTATCTTTAAAATCTGCGAGTATCTGAAGCGGTTGGATGAAAAGTCCTAACGCTCGAGTCTGTAGCCGATGCGGTGCAACGCCCTAGCAATGTCTGTGGCGGTTTCCTCGATGGCACTCTCGTCCAAGTCCCAGTGGCATGCGTGGAGCATCTCGTGAATCAACGTGTCCAACTCCACCTCGCCGCGGAGCGTGCTGCGTACGGTGATGGTCTTGCTGGCAGGATCGCAGAGTCCGTCGTTGCCTGGTCCCGGGTTGCCGCGATGGAGTGTCCAGTAGCGTCCGCGAAGTCTGCATCGCATCACGCACCTCGCACTTCGCCACGTTTGTTGATTCGCATGTTCCGGACGCTGAAACTGCCGTCTGTGGCGATGTCCACCCAGGCGAATCCGTGATTCCAGCGGTTGACTCTGGCATATTCTGGCGTGAGATCGCAGAGGCAGCCAGTGCTCCAGACAAATGTTTCCGAGTGGAACATGTCGGTATCGGCGTGGCCTGATGTCTGATGGCTGTGTCCGACGAGGACGGTGTGATGGGTTCGGAGGAATGCTCCGCGTGCTGGGTTGACCGGCGAGAAGATCGAGCGGCCCAGCTCGTGGCCGTGGAGCACTGGGAGCTTGCCCAACATGATCGGTCGTTGGTCGCCGATTACCTCGATCCCGAATTGCTTCGACTTCACCAACTCATCGATGCGAACGTTCGCGAGGTCGTAGATCTCGGGTGCTCGATTCCAAATGAAGTGATCCCAGCGTTCTTCGTGGTTTCCAAGTTTGAAGACGATGCGTGCTTTTGGGAACTCATGCCTGAGCCATTCTAGGCCAGAGATCACCAGCTTCAACTCCTCGCTAAACCGTCGATGATGTGGATCGCGTTGGTGCCTGCTGACTTGGTAGAAATCGGCGAAGTCTCCGTTGATGAGCAGGCAGTCTGGTGATTGCTTTTTCAACTCCTTCACCGCAGATCCGAACGCTGTGACGTCGTGGTATGGGATGTGAACGTCGCTGATGATCGCGACGCGTTTGGCGTCGATTTGGAACGGTTCCCAGGCGGTTGAAAGACTCGGTGGCATTTTGGGAACTTGACCAGCAGTTCCCTTTGGTCTTGGTTGAGTTGCGAATTTCTTCTTGGCAGATCCGTGGGCACCGCGGATTGATCGAATGGTGCTGCGAGCGGTTTCGATGGTCGCGAAGCTGTTTGGTCGTTCGGCCTTGGCTCGTTTAGCTAGGCCGAGATTGCTTGCGTCTGGAAACTTTTTGCACAGTTCCTCCAGGTAGAGACGAGCTGACGTGTGAGGCGGTCCTGGTCGTTTTTCTGTCATCTCAGTCCGTCCGTGTTTAGGTGAGGATGCGTTTCGCCGTTTCTAGCTTGTCTTTGCAAGTCGCTAGGTGGATGATGTGTGCGTCGTCGAGTCCATCCCAGAACTCTTTGAAATAAAATTGCCAGTTGAACCGTGAGTCGAGCAGCTCGTAACCGTGTTTGATCGCCTGCTGCTCAACGACAATCTGCTCGGCACAGTGGCTCGTCGGTATGGTTTCTGGCGGTGCAGTCCAAACAGACGCTGCCGATTTTCGCGTGTAGACAACGCCAGAGTTTAGGCAGATGTCGCTGTTGTCGTACTCCATGCCAATCGCTGTGCAGACGTCGCATCGTTCAGATCGCAACCAATCGATGCTCTGGAGGTACCGTGCATCATCATGAATCATGAGATCGCAGGATTGGCCGAACAGCGATGGACAGGATTCCTTGATGATGCAGTCGGCATCGACAAAAAGCACTTCCTCGTATTGCTCGACAAAATGCCGCGTGCGGAACTTTTCAAGTCCCCACCAGGATTTGGTCGAGTTTGTCAAGGCGATGTAGTCCGCTCGGCAGCGGTCAGCGTAGGCCTTGATCGTTGGTCCGGTGATCTCAAGAAGATCGAGGTACTCGCGGCCAGTTGCAACGGTAACGACTGCTTTGGTTTTGCCAGACCAGGGCCGAACGTTTCGCCAGAGGGTGAGTGCCTGGCCGAGCGTCAGTTCAGCCTTGCCAAGCTTTCGATTAACTGCGTTGTGAATGCGTACCGTCCAATGGAAGAACGCCATTGGACTGGAGTAGTCTGGTGGCATTTCCTTGATAATTTGCTGGTATCCCGTTTTGCATTCACAGCGATTTGGAATGAAGTAAACCCATAGGTCCATCCATTGCGGATCACATCCTCGATAGGAATGCAGCAGTTTCCAAGCAAATCTTCCTGCGTTTCCAATAGCGTCCTGTGATGGAATTAAGTTTTGCTCACGCTGGGAGTAAGCATTCACAGTTTGCGTACTCATTTGCTTTACTTGTTTCTTTATTGTTCCGTCGGGAACTACACCAGAACCAAGTTCGATTGTTGCCATTTGAGTCCTGTTTTTAAGCAAAAGTTACTGACCAACTAGGCGAATTAAAACAGCACTGGCGACTGACGAATGTGCATGCTTTTTCCACATCGCGAGACAAAAACACTTCGTAGACGTAAAATTTAATCGTTCCACAACCGAATAAGGTGCAAGTAGTCGCAGCCCACTCATCCCAGTAGCAATCAGAATTTTCGTCGCATGTTTTTATGAAATAGAGCTGATAAAACTGTCCTGGCCCCAACGCGCAACTTACGTTCAACCAATAATCTATTTTCGTCTCGCACTCATCCAGATTGCCGATTGCTTCGCCTGCATAAACTGTTTGAGTCCCGCAATCGAATGAATAGCATTCACTTGGTTCACAAAACGAATCCAGCACGTCTCCGTCGCAACACCCGATAAAAATCGTATATGGATAATCAGGCGACCCAGGTACAGTTATTGGTATGCATTCCCGCTGGCAACACAAATTGTCGATGTTTACGGTTGTAGGTGTTAAAGACTTGCTGGTGGAAACATTGCAATCGCAAAGATCAATCTCGACATTACACGCCGGAACTGAAGAAACTGAAAAGCACAGCGATGTTTCACGAGCGTCGTTAGATCCGCAGCTATCCCAGACGCAGTCAGATCCTAGATCGGAATCCGTAAAAGTCACCGTACCAGTTGGAAGAGTATCGTAAAATTTGACTCTGTTGAAACTGGCAAGTCCGCTCGATAGCACACACAGTATCCCCGGCCCAGTTAAATCGTTCAGATCGCAGGTTCCTGTTTCCTCGTCACTACACGACAATGTTGGTGCTGGATCGTCGTTGATGGACACACAAGGATCGGTTAATCCGGTTATTTCCCTGGTTAGTGTAACGGTTCTATCTCGAATTATGCGTGCAACATAATTGAAGAAATACTTTGATGACACAATCCACTTAGTGACAGGAGACGCATCTCCGCATGTAACCTCTTGCTTCGAAATGCAAATCTCTATGTATGCTAATTTTATTCCAGACAAAAGCTTGTATTTGTTTTCCTGAATAAGGGTTGAACTTAGATCAAACAAGGTTGATTCAGGATCTGGACAGCAGTGAACCTGTTCAACAGTAAAAGAGCATGGTAGCAAATCTGTCGGCAACCCAACCTTCGGCTTTACCGTTGGTTTTTTTATGTATCTGCGGATTTCATCAATGGTGCGGGTTTGTGTTAAAAACGCCGACGAACAGCAATTTTGCCACTGCAAATTGTATGGATCGTTTGGTGAAAGCGTCATGCATTTGCAGCATAGCCCGCTCCAACTTGATGCAGTCCATCCAGTCTTGGTAATTGTAGGAAGTTCGTAGTTGTCTGGTATGTAGCAAGTGCAGCAGCAGTTCCCAATGGTCCCCATTTAGCAAACCCCCACGGCAATCCATTTGTTTCCGACGCGGAAGCAAATAACGTAGGCACCAGATGCGATGGCCGATCCTGGATTCCATACAGTGATAGAACTGCTAGACGTGTCTAGCTTTTGCATATCAAACGTGGAGACAACGCCAACATCGCTAATCTTCTTCATTGTCACAGTGCCTGTGCCAAGCGTCGTTCCGCTGCGTGCTGTAATTGAGCTGTTTGCCACACCCAGTCTAGTATCGAAGCCAATCGATGGCGTGGTGCTGGAATCGGAACCAGATACGGTTTGACCGCCAATTATGCGGATGAGTGCGGTCGAGTCGGCCTTGTTAAAGGCGTACATGGTGTCGAATTCGTCGGCCATCGGTTAGCTCCTGATGAAATCGGCAAACTCGATTTCCTTTTTGATGCGAAACGTGACCTCGTCTGGATCAGAACCAGCCGCCTTGAACAATCCAGTCGTTTTGTCAAGATTGCCGATGATGGCGGTGGTTCCATCTGCGTCGTAGCAACGCTTCCCGTTGATGTCGACGGGACCAACATTTAGCAAATTGACGTCGTGATTGTCTGGATCGTAGGTGACTCGATATGTGACTCTCCACGCTTGAAACCCACCAAAGTATCCAAGCTCTGCTCCAGTGACTTCCAAAAGCAACGTTCGCACGGCTCTGCCAGCAAAAGATGTTTTATTGACGCAGTCGTTGCGGTCCATGATCGTCTTAAGATCCTGTGACGCATTTTCGAACTGCGTGAAACTGAATTGAGCAAGCGTGCGAGTTTCGGTAAGCGGTGTTTCAAACGGTGTTTTTGCACTGTTTGCTATGAGTTTTGCTGTCGGTGTGGTTTTGTCCTTGGTGACGACACGTTCTTTGGTGCTGAACGAATCGACCTTAAAAACTGGAATCCAAGTTGTTGGATTTTCGCTAGGGTTGTTCTCGTCCTGCTTCTGGTCCTCCTTATTGCTCTCAAACTCGCAAACTACGTCCCAGTAAAGCGGATTGACCTCGGATCGGGTGCAGGACTTCGACGTGCAGACGAGTTGGTACGGGCCGTACAGCAAGCCGACAATCGGTAGGCCGGGAGTTTGTAGCAGGACTTCCTCTCTGGTGACGGATTTGGAGTCAGTGACTACCAGGAACGTGACGCTGGATGTGAACGTCAACGAGTTTGACTCGCCACGCTTTACACTTCCTGATCCGCCTCGTTTCTCGCCGACAATTTCGCTTGGCATGTTAGTTTCTTCCTGCCATCGCCAGGCGTGGTGCGTTGGTGTTTTGCTCCGCGATCTTGCGGAGTTCTTTTAACTGGTCCTCGGCAAGCTTCTTGGCCTCGGCAGCTTGCTTTGATTTCTCGTTTTGCTGTGCGATGAACTTGTACGCTTCTACGGAACCGGCTCGTAGAGCAGGTGCTATAGTGGATGCTAGGCCGCCAGATGCGTTCTGGACGAATCCAGCGGCAAGGCTCATGCCTGCTTGGTTCATCAGCGTATCGTCGATGAATCCGCCCTGACGAAGCTGCAACAGCTTTTCCATCTCGCTACGCATGCGATCTTGTGGATTAAACCTGTTGAACAACTGATCGGCTTCGCGTTGCTGATCTTTGAATGCTCGCTGGGCGTCCTCGGCGGCTTTTCTCTCCTCTGCAATGCGTTCTTTTTCAGCGTTTTTTAATTCTTCTTGCGATTTTCTTTCAAGGTCTATTTTTGTTCGCAAGAACAAAAGATCGTGTGCCTGTCGCTCTGACATTCCATTCCTAATGTCACGCTCATACTCAAGTTGTATTAGATTTTCCCCCGCAAGCACTCGAAACTCATCCTGCAACCTTTGTTTTTCCTTAAGGAAGTCAAGTTGAGCCTTTTGGTCGTTTACCGACTGTGCTTGGTCGAAGTCTGTTCCTTCACGCATCGATTTGAGTCGCTCGGCTTCGCGATTGCCAAGGATCAATTGGTCGAGTTGATAAGCAAGATCCTCGCCTTGTTGTGCGTATTGCTGCGAAAGCTTTATTTGCTTGGTGAGTTGCTCATCAACCTGCTTGCTCATTACTTCTCTAGTTTGCACCTGCTTTTCGAGAAGTTGTTGATTTCTGGTCTCCTGGCTAGCATTGGCAAGAGAACTAAATAAACCATGCGACATGAAATCGGTAATCGTAATCATTGCTGCGGTGATATTCGGACCAGCAATTTGAGCTGACGCGTCAACCATCTTGTCCGCCATGAATGCGGCGTTTTCCATAGCAGATGTTGCCATGTCTATTCCAAAGATCCAGCTTGTGATTTCTTCTTTTGCAATCTTCCCAAGAGATGTTCCAGCAGTTCGCTGAAGATTTTGAAAGCTTGTCTCTAGCTTTGCGAGATTTCCCATGAGCGTCTTGCTCATCATCTCATTCATTTGGTAGAAGCGACCACCTTCGGAGGTTGCACGCTTCAAGGATTCGGCGACCATCTGAGCGGAGATACCACCCTCCTCCATCCGCTTCCGCAACTCGATCATCGAGATGCCAGTGTCGTCGCTGATCTGCTGGAGTGGATTGAATCCAGCGTTGACCATTTGGAGCACTTCCTGGCCCATTAACCGTCCGTTCGCGGTGATCTGGCCCATTGCCAACGCGAGCGACTGGAAACGCTCGTCGTTGCCCATGCTGATCTCGGATAATTGCTTTAAGGTTGGCACCAAAGTTCGGACGCTCATGCCATATCCGAGCAAGGTCTTCCCTGCACGCTCGAAGGCTGCGGCGGCGAGCGGACTGGCCTTGTCCAGTTCGCGGAACTCCACCATCAACGCACTGGCAACAGATTTTGAGCCAGTAAGAACACTGAACGCAGCTTTGGACGCCTCAAACTCTGCTGCAAGCTGGATCGACTTCTTAAATGCATTTGCTGCGGCAGATACCGAAGCAAATCCAGCAACCATACCCATTAGCTGGCTTATGTTTTGCTTCAGAAAATTATTGAACATTGCTCCAGTGCTGTTCACTTGCTTGATGTCGGTATCAAGCTTTGCAATCGCACGGGAGTGGGTTTCTTGATTGATTGCACCCATTGCCAAAAGATCGTTGTATTCTTTTAGCTTGGCAATGCGTGCTTCTTCTGAGCTACGCACAGAATCCGTTAACTGACGTCCACGTTGCATCAACGCTTCGCGTTGCTTGAGGATTTGTGCCTCATACGCCATCTGGTCTGCAAGTTCCTTTTCTTGCTTCTCAAGTGCGTCGGCAGCGGCGGTAGCACGTTGCATCGCTGGCGTGACAACGCCAAACTTCGCGGCAAGATGTTCCTGAGCCTGTGCCATTTGCTCTTCGGATAGTCCGGCCTGCTTCATGGCTCGTTCAAGCAGTTGCATTTGCTTTTCGAACTTGCCAGTCGGACCTTCCAAGTCGGTCATAATCCGACCAATGGATCGCAATTCGTTGGATGCAAATTGACCGGAAGCCTTTAGCTCCGTAATGTCCATGCCGATCTTGAGGCTAGCTGCGTTGATCGTTCCGGCCATTCTTCGCCTTCTCCAGTCCTAAAGATTTCAACATTCCGCCAAACGCTTTTTGGTTCTCGCTGCTGCTCGACGGCAACGTGATCTCAACTCGCTTCTTTGGCCTCTTCCACCGCGGAGGCATGTAATCCTCGAAGTCCGGTGGCTCTTTTCCGGCCTGGCAGTACGTACCAAATGCCGATTGGTGAGCGATCATCGCTGATTGTGCCCAACGCTCGCCAATAGGCTCGACCTGGTCAAACGCTGCCCAGAAATCCAAAGCACCTCTCGGAAGCGATGCAAGCCACGCCTGGACGTCCACGATGCCCCATTCGAGTGCAAGTCTTCCGGCGAGCATCAGCCGGGGACTTCGTCGGAGTTTTTTACCAACGCCTTGACCTCGCCGGGATCGTAGCGGTTGAGCTGCTGGCACTCGTCGAACAGGACTCCGGCCACGGATCGCGGCATCGCCTTGAGCTGCGATTCGTCGTCCACAATCCGATTGCCAGAATCGTCGAGCAGCATGATTGCGATCATGGCTCGGCGTGCTCTGGAAAAGTCGAAGCGTCCAGCTTTGTCCTGAATCATCAATTCGTACTGCGTGCCTTGCTCCTCGGTCATTTCGCGAAGGCGATAGGATCGACCAGCGATCTCTACCACCTTTTCACGTAATGGCTCGGCGAGCGAAGCAAGAAAATCGTCTTTATTCATCGTCCTCGTCCGATTCTTCGAGTTGTGCCTTGATCGCCTCAACGACTTGTTTTAGGTGCGTCTGAGGCGGATTTACCTTGGACTCCTCCGGACAGAAGATTGGACGCTGTGCAACGCATTCAGCGACGACTTCGTCTGTCTTGTGCCAAGGAAAGTTTGACAATGGCAAAATCTCGGAATCGACAGCGTGCGGCAAATAGCCGATGAGAACGCCATCGTCGAGAATCTGCCATTGAGTGATTTCAATCTCCTCGCCTTGGAGATTGATTGCCAAATGCTTTTGCAAAGTGATCATTGGTTATTACGCCACAGTGAAGGAAGGAGCAGTGGCACCATCGAAGACGATTGTGTATTCGCCTTCCATGATCTTGCCTTGCTCGCAGGATGGAAACTTGACGGACTTAACAAAAACGGTTCCCTGAAGCGAACCGGCTCCTGGGTAGGTGATGGTCGCACTGATGCCAGCGTATGGTTCCGCTGTCGGAATCATTTGCGTGGTTATGCCTGGAGCTGCACCAGTCCAGTAAAAGGTAATTGTCAATTCCGGGTTGTTGCGGAGATCGCTCGGACGAATTGTCTTCATTCCACTCGTCGATAGACTGGTGGTTTCGAGTTGCTCGGTTCCGATGCTGTAATCGCCAATCTTTTTGATCAGCGTGGTAACCAATCCGGTGCCGCTGATGGTGGCTCCGAGTCCGGTATCTGGTACGGTGAGTGCTGGCATGCCTATGGCTCCTTGTAATGCACCAAGAGATCAAAAGAAACGATGTACCGATGTTCTTGGTTTCCATCGGTAGGTGGTTCTTGGAGGTACTCATCGCCGGAGTCAAATTCGACGCCAGCGAAGTAGTAGTTGCTCGTTGTGCCGCGGTAGCTGTCGATTCCGGTTTCTCGAATCGCTTTGGACAAAGCAGACGCTGCCGTGCGTGTCGATGCGTAGCATTCGATCTGGATTCGTGCGTGAGCGGCTTTCGTTAATCCTCCGACGAAATGATCTCGCTCGGTGCTGATGACGTAATAGACGATGGCAGGCATCGAAGCGTTTACCTTTAACGCGTCTGGGTACATTCGCTGACCGACGATGGTTGAGACCGTCGAGTACGAAAGTAGCTTTGTTCGGAATGCCTCGCCAATCGCTGACATCTATTCCCCGCTGATGATTTTGATGGTTCGTGATGCACCCTCAGCCGATCCGCTGACGACCTGGAAGAACTTCACGCCTTCCATCGGTTGCCGTGCGAGTGCGTAGTGCCGAGCGGTTGATGTTCCGATTGTGACGCTGTAGGAGCTGCTCTCGTTGTAGAGCGGATAAAACGTCGAGCCGTCATCGGAAGCCTGGAACGTCAATGCCGATCCGGTCATTGCTGCTGGAGTGATGACAGCCAAAGGAACGCGGTTGTTTTCGAGTGTGAGCGTGCTGCTGACGGTTGCACCGTTGGCGATGGTGAGCGTGGATACGCGGAGGTTTTTAGCCAAGTTTCAGCTCCTTCATTTCTTTTTCTAGTTGGGTTCGGAATGCTGCTTCGGCGGCGGATTGCATGGTGCGAACAGCTTTTACGATGGGTTGCTCGTCGCGTGGAAAACGGATCGTCACCACTTTTTTGTTCCACAGAACGTGACGCTTGTAACTGTCGCCTTTCTTGAACGGATGCACAAATTGCTGCTTGTTTCCCTTTGTCCACTTCGCTCCGACAATCACGCCGACGGATGCTTTGAGCACCTTGACCCCGTAATGCTTTCGCGATTCGTTTTGGTACTCGGCGTTGAGCTTGTACTTGTCCGACCATTTCTTACGACTGCCCGTTTGCTGACTGCTCGGTGCAATGGTCTTTGCGTAGTCGGCGATGGGCTGGCCGTAGGCTTTTAAGCAACGATCCAGCGGACCGGATCGCAGGCGAATATCGATCGCCTCCAGTGCTCGAACCAAGTCCATGTTGATTTGGATTTCAATGCTCATGTTACGCACACCAATTCGATGTACCGACGCAATCCATCGATCTGGTTGACGTAGGTAATACCGTAGTTTGTTGATCCGTAAACGATCCGCATCTCTGGTTGGTAGCCGGATCGAAAGCGGACGCGAAAAATTGCTTTGGTGCCTGCTTCAAGCTGGCGACCTCGCATGGTTTCGTTTCCGCCTGTCGGGATGAACTGGCAAGGCTCATCGACGACATAATTCGACCAAGTAACGACTGGCTGGCCTGCATCGTCCTGCGTCTCGGTGACTTGCTGAACGGTGCACCGCTGCCGCATCGCTCCAACCTTGAGATCGCGTGGTCTGCCGCTCATGGGTAGTTGCTCCGCATGAACCGCGTTACGAGTGCCTCGTATGGCTTCATGGTCTGGATCGCGTCACTCATCAGCATGTCGCGATTTTCAAAGTAATGGCCGACAAGCAGCAGCATGGCTCGTTTGGCGATCGCTGGAACAAGCGTAGCGTCCTGGGAGTAGCCACATCGGTAGTTGATCGTCCAAGCGTCCCAACGTGCTGAGGTGGCTGGCAAGGTCACTTGGTAAGCGAGCCGAAACTCGTTGATGTGGAGTTGGTACAACGCGGCCGACAATGTTTGCGAGGAGTTGTTGCCATCGAAGTAGGTGATGGATGTGATGCTCTGCACTGGCTTCTTTGGCAATGGAAAGCGATCAACCAGCGACTGGATGCGGATTTGCCAGCTTTGGTAACAGAGCACCGAGTCGGTGTCGTGCTCCCACTGCTCACGAGCCTCTTGGATTGCTTGTGCGAGTTGGACGTCGTGTGTCGTGTCGCTGGTCGAGATTTCGAGCTGCTTTTTCGCTTCGCTGAGCGTCAGCGGTTCCACTGTCGGCCCCGTCACCAGTTCGGCTGCAAATCTCATAGTCTCCAATCCTCGCTCGAACTAAGTAATCAGCAACTCCGCTGGTGACATCGACAACACATCCCGGCTCATGACGCATCCACATGCGTGCAAGCTTTACTCTCGTCTGCATATTTCCTCCAATCCTGCGGGTACATGTGCGTCGGCTTGAACTCGTCGTCGTAAATGGCAACCATTTCTTCCACGTGTCCGATCCTGGTCGCACAGTCGATAAAGCACTTTAATCCTGCCTTCTTCCACTGGCACCAAAACCAAATGTCGGAATCGATCTTATTGCCTCGCCAACCGCCGTTTTCGTCTGGCTGGCAGAAAAACCAAGGCTTTTCGACAGCAGCAAGTTTCTTCAGGTTTAGCACCGTCAAACCGAAGTGAGCGGTGTCTACCTGCATTGGGTATCCGTCCCAAACGCCTGAGACCTCGCCAAATCGATGTCCTAGCATGTGTGGCTTGCCTCGCCGGAGCTGCATGGCACACAAGGCGTCCATGTCTTCCTGAACAGCCAAGCTGATGAGGTGGTGGACTTGATCGCCAGTAAAGACGCTGTCACCGTCAACGGTGATGGCGTACTCGACTCCTTGATCAATCGCGTCCTCCAGCATCATCTGCATGCACTGTCCGTAGTAAACGCCACCACTGACGCTGAGTGGAATGCGTAGCTCATTCATTGCTTTCTCGATCTGGTTCCGGCACCATGTGATTTCAGCACGCGGTGCTGTCATGATCGCTTGGACTTTTACGTTTGCCATAACTGCCTGTCTCCTCCAGGTTTTTTTGCTTAACCAACAACAGAAACGTCTGCGTTGCTGCTGTTGGCAATGTTTTCGACTTCGAGATCGAGGTTTCCGATGACGCTCGAAAGAACAGCACCGTTGGTTGTGGTGTCTGGCGTCAGTTCGATTCGCAGATACCGTTTTCGTGCTTTAAGATCGACGTTGTACGCGGCAACCATTGCTGCCGTGTTGTCGAGCGTTCGGTTGAAGTTGGCATCAAAGGTTGCGAACGTAGTCGCCGTCGTAACATCGGATTCGAGCAAACGGACAGCAACGTTCGTGCTGTTCGTGTTGGCCTCGGCTCCGAGAACGATGGTGATGGTTGCATAATCAGCACCAGCACAATCGAGGTTTGCGGTTCTGACAGTGGTCGCAGCCGTGATTGGTGCGAGCATGACGTTTCGTTTTACGGACTGAAGATGTTTCATATTCTGTGTATCCTTGTGTCGGAAAATTTAACTTATTGAGAAAAGCCGCTGTCCCGGTGAAGAGACAGCGGCGAACCACCTGGAGGAGAGGCGGTTAGGATCAGCCGAAGACGAGACCGATGATGCCGCCAGAAGCAGAAGCGGTGCCGCGATCGTGGACGTTGATGTCGTATCGCTGTGTAGCCTTGATAGCGATCGAGTCTTGCTCGAAGTAGCGGCTTGAATCGACAGCGATCGAAATTCCGCGGCGAGTGCCGAGATACGATCCCAATCGCAGATCACCGAAGTAGCAAGCACGCAATCCAGTGGTTCCGGTGAGAGCGGAAGTTAAAACTTGCGACTTAACAACTGGATAACCAAGGAACTGGTCTTGAACTACGCCGTTCTGAACTTCTGTTGCTGTTGTTCCACCAGCTGCATTTGCTAAGCGTTGCATCGAAGCGGCCCAACCAGCTTGGTGGATGTACCACTTTGGCTGGATGCCAGCATACATCTTGCAAGCACCGACCACGGATTCGAAGCTGGCAAACGTCAACGCCGAGAAGGTTTGCAAAGAGGTCGCTGTAACCAGCGAACCTGCTGCCAACGCTCCTGCGAGCCCAACGATGCCGCCGTAGGTGCTGGTTCCATCACCCAGGAATCCAGCCTGATCCTCGGAAACTGCAAACTGGTACGCAACACTGCGGGAAATCATCTCGGCAACGGAAACGACTGCGTCTTCGTTCAACTCCGAGCTAACAAGCGTCATGCTGGCAAGCTTTTTGGCTTCCAACTTGACTTGCTGAACAATCGCATCGCTCGCCGTGATCGTCGAGTTTTCGCCAACGTAGTAGGTAGTGACTTCGCCAGCCAACTTTGGCACGATGGTGACGCTGTCGCTCATCGGCCAAACCCTGGAGTTCTGGCGGAAAACACCATACTGCTCTCTCAGTTCGATGATTGCCGCTTCCATCGGTTCTGGAACCAGGAAACCACCCTTGGTATTGTCGCCGCCGGTCATGACGGCCTTAATGCCGTTATCCTTGCAATAAGCCTTTGCACGTCGGTTGCCAAAAAGATTGGCGAGAACGTACTGACCGCAGTCGTAAGCGTCTTGCTCGCTTTTGAAGGCTTCGAGTTTACCGTGTGCCTTGGCCCGTGCTGGGACGCGGCGAGTGATCGACGTTTCCTTGGCTTCTTCGGCCTTTACGATTGCAGTGCAATGTGCATCGATCTTGTCCATGCGGTTCTTTTGCTCGACGAGGGCAGAGATCCTGCCAGCGTTTTCGCCGGAACCGACAATACCATCGACCTCGGACTGTTCGTCAGCGTTGAGATCGCGGCTTTCTTCCTTGGCAATAGCAACAATCGCTTCAACGCGTGCTTGCAATGCCTTGATTTCTTTAGCTAGTTCTTGGGAACTTTTCATTATGACCACCATTCAAGAGAAAGATTGTGGCAGTCAATAAACGCAGATAGCGGCGAGACTGCCAACGGAACTGAAAAAGTTACGTTCGCTGCCTTTGCCGCTAATCAGTTGCAAAGATATTGCAGAGTGTCGGCTCTTTGGCCGACGCTTAAACTTTACGCGAAGACGCCTAGTGTGTCAAACGAGCGTTTAATTGTGCTCGCAACATTGCTGCTTTCGCCTCGTCAAATCGACTGGCTGGCTTCTTCTTTTTGTAGTTGGATTCAACATTGCCAGTAGCAATTCCAAGATTAATTGCTTCGTCGGCGTTGATCCATGTTTCGTTGCTCATCATGGATTCGATTTCCGATTCGGTCTTTTCCATGTACTCCGCGTAAATCGCAACGAGGCTTTTGTCGTATGCTTCAAGAGCGGCGATCGTCTTTCGCAACTCCTCTTGATTTCCGAGTGCGAATGCCAACGCTCGATGGATCATGACGCGACTGCCCTGGCTCATCAATCGTTTCGATCCTCCAAGGAAAATAACGCTAGCAGCAGATGCGGCCAGGCTGTCATTGATCGTAGTAATCTCGCCAGAGTAAGATTTCATGGCGTTGTAGATACCGATCCCCTCGTCGGCAGCTCCGCCAGGCGAGTTGATGCGAACCGTAACGGGTGATCCGTTAAATGCCTTGAGTGCTTTCTCAACGGCCAGATGAGTGATCGGGTCTTCTCCCCAACCATCACCCACAACACCAGACAAAAGGATCTCGTTCGATTCGTTTTTGATTTCGATCATTTATTCAACTCCTTGAAAGGAAAAGGTTCTGTTTTGCCACGTTTTGACGGCGTTTTTGACGGTTTCCTCCAGCTTTTCTGGCTCTGTTTCGCTGGCAATCTGCACCAAAATCGCAACCGATTGTTCGCAATGAGTGCGTGCCAAGTCGCGATCTAGGCCAATCGCCTCGATCTTTTCAGCCAGCTTTGGTTCCCACTTCGCATAGTTTTTGTTGATCCAAGCCACAAAGTTTGGCTTTTTGGCGGCGTTTGCAGCGTTGTTAGCCTCTCGTTGGATCAGAGACCGGATGGTTTCTTCGACGGCCAAGCGGTTCATTGCGGAGCTGTCCTGGGACTCGCCAGAGTTTTCCTGTGTGTCCTCTTCGGTATCTGTTGGGTCGTCTTCCATCTCGCCTGGCGACTGCTCGCCGGTTGGTTGGGAGATGGCAGGATTGATAAACTCGTCTCCGCCTTCGTATGGATTAAGATCCAGCTTGGCTCGGCACTCGTTTGGGTTCATGATACGAGCGGTGATGAATGTAGACATGGCGGATGCTGTCGCCTGTAAGTCGGTCTGCAACAATGCACCGCGGTTAAACTTGAAATACACTTTGCCGCCCGACTTCTTTTCCGTTGCGTTTCTCAGCTTGATGTCGCACTGCTCCTCCATCTTTACAAGCCATTTATTCAAGGCTTGCAAATACGCCAGATTCTTTTGCTCCAAAGAGTTGTAGCTGACGCTCTCGCCATCGCCTGGCATACCTTCAAGTCCAAACAGCATGCCAATGTCCGCTCGGCTGAACTTTTGCAATTCGACAAACTGAGCGTCGTTATTGGACATATTTACAGCGTTTGCCTTTACACCTTCACGCAGTAGACCGGCCTTTCCAGCGTTCTCAGCTCCAGATTCTTGCTTATTGAATGACTCGATGAACTCTCTTGCTGCGGACTCGTTCCGGAATGATCCTGGAGGTGCTTCGAGAAATAGCTTGCCGCGGAATCCTTTACGGAGTTGGTTTTCTAGGAATCGCTGCGATTGCACTCCGGTTGAGAACGTGCATTGTGCAATTTGAAGCAGTCCAATTCCTTCGATTCCGTTGTAAGCGAATCCCGATACATGGATCACATCAGAGTCGGCAAATAGCAAATAACCGTCCTGATTGGTTTCAAACTCATCGAAAAGGTTTTTGCTGTCGTCTTTGTTTGGCTTGGTCAAATGGTACTTTTGGCCTTCGAAGATTACAGTGCGAGTCCGGTCAGGCATCATCGGAATCAGCTCAACAATCCGATCTCCATCGCGAATGATCGCAGCTCGGCCATTGCCGTACATGATCGCATGCGAGCAAATCTGTTCCTTAAACACGCTCGGTGCCTGCATCGCGTTCGGCTGTTCGCGAAGCAGTCGGTAGCCGTCGTGTTTGAGATCGTTGACTGCACCTTCGCCTGACCGCCGCTTAACGTCGATCGGCAACTGGCCGAAGTCTCCGACGATCTTGTTGTGTGCAAACCAAGCCGGAGGCAAGCCGAGTGCTTCCTTAAACCCGACGTACTGTTCGCGGTAGGAGTCTTCGGACAAACCCATCCATTTAGCAAGCTGATACCACATCGACGCCATGTTTTCTCCTAGACGACGTAAAGATTGCCGGAGGAACGTTCAGGCTCAAGGCTTGTTACGCGGTATGCCATCACCGCCGCCACAATCGGGTCGATCTTGTCTTTGCTGTCTCGTTTGTCGAACATCCAGCGATCTTGACGATCCTTGCAGATGATCGCGTTTCCTGCACACCAGCGAAGTAGCTTTGAGTCCTCGAAGACAAGCCGTCCTTCCTCCATTAGCTGAATGAAATTGCGGATCGCCTCGTTGAAGTTGCTTTGGTTCTGTGCCATGCGTGCAGCAGTTGCTCCGATCTTGCCGAGCTGCTCGCCGAGCTGCTGGCCGTTGTAGGGATCGTAGGCAACGGTCTTGATCTCGTAGCGTTCCAGATCCTCGATAAGCGACGACTGCAACTCCTCGATTGGATATTGATGCTTGACTAATTCGCCGTTGTATACCCATTGCGAAAACGGCATTACGGACAGATCACGCTTCGAATCGTCGGCGATGAACGCACGGCACCTGATCTCGTAGCGATAGACAGGCTTGCCGTCCTCGCCTACTGACATCGGAAAACGTGCACACATTGCGTATGCGGCCAAATCGTCGCGGCTGCCGAGGTCAACGCCAGCTCCGACAGCGTCGGCCTGGTGCCAGTCGGCCAGTTCACCAACGCAGCGATCAAAAGCGGTGACGTCGAACGCTCGCTCCGTTGATGCAACAATTCTGTTTCCGTGGTAACGCATAAAGCGGTTGCGTCCAACGGATGTGTTCTTGTCCTCGTTCCATCGCTGCCGAAGGTAGTCCAGCTTGATCGAGATCCCAAGGTTAGGATTCGCCTTGATCCAAAGCGACTCATCTGCTGGATCATCTTCTGGATCTAGTTCGTAGATGATCGCGAACAGGCTCTCGTCCTTGAACGTGCCGTTGACGACGTTGACTGCGTAGTTGTAGTTTTCCAGCCACAGGTGCGAATCGTCTGCCCCAGCAGTCGTGATGATCAAATGCAGCGGTTGCGTCCGCGATCCAGAACCTGTAACCATCGTGTCATAGAACTTGCGATGGTGCTCTCCCCAGGCGTGTAACTCGTCCATCACCACGCAGTGCGGATTGAGTCCGTCGAATGGCTTGTCACTCGATACCTTGCGAATGTAGCTTCCTGAGTTTTTAAACGTGATCGTCTCGTTTTTGCAATCAGTTGACTTTTTGATCCAAGCGGACTGCTCACGCATACGCTGAGCCTCGCCGTAAACAACTGCTGCCTGTTCTTTCTTTGTGGCCGTCAAAAGAATCTGTCCGACTGCTTCAGGTCTTCCAGTTGCTGGGTCGATGTCGCCAGCTCCGAGGAACAAACACAATCCAGCCGCAGCGGATGACTTGCCGTTTTTTCGAGCCATCGACCAATAAACTTTGCGGAACCGCCGCGAGTTGTCATCGTCTCGCTTCCATCCGAATATGCACCACAATGCGAAGGCTTGCCACGGTTCTAGCTCAAAAGGTCGTCCAGCAAATTCGCCGATTGAGTGCCGGAGCATGACCGGAAAAAACTGGCAGACTGACGCGGCCCAGCGTCGATCGAAGTGAAAAGGAAACTCGTCAGTGCTTTGACGCTTCAGGTCTTCGAGGTGTCTGCGTACAGCATCCTTGACACGCTGACAGGCCACAATTTCGCCTGACATCACGCCTTCAATATACGCTTCGACTCGACCAGCAACGCCGTTAGTTATCACTACCAGTCGCCTCCTGGAGCCAAGCTACAAATGGATCGTCTTCTTCTTGCTTCGGTGCATGCAAACGACTACGAGAACTTGGTGTAAGTCCGAGTTCGGACTGTCTCTTAAGCAGACGATCCGCGTATTTATGGATCTGGTTTGCCGCTGGATGCACTGCCGCATTGCCCTTGTCGTTAAAAATGGTCACGTTGCCTTCCTTGCATTGTTCCCATAGCCAACAGAATTGTGCGTAATCCATGCAATACGCTGCGAGAAGATGCTTATCTGCAGTCGTTAGCAAATTCATTTCTTCGAGCGTTGAGCAAACGTCTTGCCAGCACTCTTTTGCAATTGCATCCTTTGCAACTTGCGTTGGCATCTTTGGCCATCCAAGCTTTACTTGTGGCTCGTTCTTGTTGCGTCGCTGCGGATTGTGTGCGAACGCTCCGGAAGCCTCTTTTTGTGCCGATGAAAGCGGTTTTCTACCTCGGACCATCATAAACCTCCAATTCTGTGGACGCTGACGGATGCGTCTGCGATCGGTCGTGCCACTTTGGCAGACCACAATTTAGGCACCCGGGGACTAGCCGATCCCCCGTCTAGTGTTGCCATGCTAGCTTCCAGTAGTTCTGTTCGCTCCATCGCTTTGTTGCTTTGCCTTCTTGCTCGTTGCCTTCGAGTTCTTCGTGATGTTGTCGGCACACAGCTAACCAATTCGATCGCTGCATACGTTGCCTTGAGTCAACAGAGATAGCAGTGATGTGATGCATGTCCTGTGATGGCTGAGCTTCGAGGATGCCGTATAGCATCACGCACCGCTCACACAGTGGATGCTCCTTGCGGTATCGTTCGCTTGCACATCGATGATCCCATCCGTGTCCCTCTGATGTAGACGATCGACTCTGTTGAGATGGCTTGCTACATCTGTCGCATCGATCTTTTACGATGGCACCGCATCTGCATAGCTTCATGCTACACACTCGCTGCGTTCTGCACGGTCATTACACCCTTGGTGACGACCCGATTCGTTCCACCTGTGATGTCTCGAAGCGACCATAGATACTGGCCGAGCGTTGCCGTCACAGCAGTGGTGATCGTTACCGTAAAGCTTGTAGATGTCCTAGTGATTGATCCGTTGGCGATCGTCAGGATGTCAGTTCCATCAGGGCGTGAGACGACAAACACCAAGGTAGCCGAAGTAGTATTCTCGTCGAGGTTCACGGTTGCAGTTGTGCTTTCGTTGTACTGCATTGTGATCGTCGAAAGATTTACGCGATCCTCTACAACACTGATGCCGGAAGATGTGATCAGATCCGTTTTGTCCTTGATGGCATCCATCACGCCAACTGTTGGAAGCGATACAGTTCCTGATGAATCGAATCCCAGGATCGACCTGATCGCCGTGCGTTCGTTGGCAGTCCAATCCGTGCCGCCACCACCGCCTCCAGCCGCCATCGAAAGAGCAATCGTATCGTAACGAAATTGACCTGCACCGTCCGATTCGATCATCGAGTCGAGGCGACTGAGAGCCTGAGTTGCTGCGACTGCTGCGGCGATTTCGTCATCTACTCCACCAGAAATCGTTGCACCTGCCGCCAAGGAAATTACGGAATCTGTTTGATCGACACTTGTAACATTTTGAATTGATGTATCGTAAAGAACTACTTGCGATCCTTGATTCTCAATGTTCCCCCAATCGATACCTGCCGCACCTGTTGCAGTGACATCAAGCGTGCGGCCTGACACAGTTGGTGCAAGTCGCGACGATACGGCAGCATCGAGGTTGCTTGCGGTCAGGCCAGTAACAGCAGATGTAGTATCAACGAGAACAACTCTTGAAATGTGCCCGCTAGCGTTGATGCCAAGAGACGCAAAGTTCGACGGAAACGATTGCGATAGGCTGTAACCAGTCTTGTCGTTGTTGGTCGTCACCGTCACGCCATTAGTGACGCTCGACACCGTTGGGATCACCGCTCCAGTGTGCGTCGTTGCTGCCAGCGTTATGCCGCTTGCCGATGTGATGTTGGTCGGACTCGCGATTGAGCTTGGCACCGTTACGCCAGCCGCTGCCGTGATTGTTTGACCAGCGAACTGGATCGCGGACACGTCGAGTGCATCAGTTCCGAGGACCATCGAATCGTAGACGTTGGCAGGGACCACCATTAGATTGACGGTCGGCATCTGATAGGTTGATTTATTGCACGTAATTTGAGCCCGGCCAAGCGTGTCGAGATTGCCCGTGGTTGTGACGAGCGTGTATTGGCCGTTTGCAATGTGAGTGAGCGTTGCTGCTGATGCCATCGCGGTGAGTGTTCCGCCGTTTTTGCTG